TTGAAACGCAAAGCTCCCAGGCCCCGTGGGATATAAGAACGGGCACGCGCGCCTAGTCGAGAACGGGGTGCAATGCAAGTCACAACCGCGTGATGACCGTTAGGGTTGCACGTCCTGGGAATAGCTATGTAATACAATGGCTGATTGTATCATGTGGTGTTGCTTAGGGTGACACACTAACAACCCCTCCCATTACTTGACGCATCATCTGTCCATCATCTGTCCCTCAACAGTATTCATCGCCCTCTATACTCAATGCCCCGACCTGGAACCTTGCGTGACCCTCGCCAGGTCTTGGGTGTTACTTGGAAGGGGTACCCCGGGGGCTGGGGGTGGCCTTATTCTTGCATACGACACTCTCACATTTTCCCAGAGAAATTCCCATCCGACTGGGACCCCATACCATATCTCGGGATGTAAGACATGATATGTTCCATCTGATGTCCCCTAGGCTCTAGGTTGTCTTCCAAGGTGACTCATCGGGGGATACCATCGCTTATACTGTCTCGATATGGAGATTAGGTAATTATTTGTCATTACCCCCATTGACTTTGTATTTAAAATATGCTATAATAAGAGCATAGCGCAAGAGAGCTCATGTAGATGTCACCCACAGGGTAACAGAGATTCTTGTTTATCTAATCTTTAATCTTTGTCATCTCTTCTACTTTATAACTTCTTGCCACCAACATCGCTCAAGGGGTACCCGAGCTTGTCCCGGCCCCCTTTCTTTTTGTCCTCTTCCGTCCAAATTGGGCGTCGACCCTACAAAGGATTAAGACCATCGCCAAACTTACCGTAAACCCGTTGCAGTCCGGCTACCGTTCATCGAACGCCCTGAATGCCAATTTGGATGCTATTGAGGCCGCACTCGAGAATACCCTGAGCCGCGACGGAACCTCGCCCAACCAAATGTCCGCCCCGCTGGACATGAACAGTAACCGCATTACAAACCTGGCCGCGCCTGTGAGCGGTTCCGATGCTGCACGCCTTACCGATGTGCTGACCGTGGCTCCTGGCACGAATGTCGGGACTTTCCTCGCGACGCCTACCAGTGCCAATTTGGCTGCCGCCCTGACGGATGAGACGGGTACCGGGCTCGCAGTATTTAATAATTCGCCGACCCTCGTGACCCCGGTTATCACGGGCGGGTCGGTCACCGGTATTACCGATCTGGCGGTGGCTGACGGCGGCACGGGCGCATCGGACGCATCAACCGCTCGCACAAACCTTGGCCTTGCAATCGGCACGAACGTCCAAGCCTATGACGCGGACCTTCAGGCTATCGCAGCACTGACTTCCGCTGCCGACAAGCTGCCCTACGCCACCGGAGCGCAAGCGTGGGCGATGACGGACCTGACGGCAACTGGTCGCTCTTTGACCGGAGCCGCTACCCCCGCCGCAGCTAAAGACAACATTTACCTTGAGCGCACCCCGTTTGATTTTGGTGTGGTCGGAGACACCACGGACGGGACGAACGGCACCGATGACACCGCCGCGTGGCAGGCATATTTTGACTATTGCTTCACGAACAACCGCGTTCCGACAGCTAACCGCTACATCAAATCGCGCATCACCGGAGCGCTAACAATCCTTGCAAAGCGCGTTCCCGTGAGCGTGGGCGGAAACGTGGCGGTAGCCTTCGACCTCGGCAACGTAACGTTCATGTATAACGGCACCCGGAATCGCGTTGTTTTGGACATCGGTTCTGCGCCAAACGGGACTGCGGGGGCAAACGCCTACATCGAAAGCAAGATGGTCTTGCCAGATGTGATCGCGGTGGGTGGTTCCGTAACTTGGCCTGTGACCTCGCTGTCCGGGGCGGACACTGCCATTCGCATCCGTCGAGCGTTCCGCTGCGACATCCGGTATGGTTACGTTGTCGGTTTCTCCAAGGGCGTCGAACTGATTGGCGTGGCGTATTGCCAGCATCATCTCCAGCACATTGTTGACAACAAGTTCGGCCTGATCCTGACGACTGAAGGCACGGACATTGACGATAGTTTCACCAACGAAAACAACTTTTTTGGCGGCAGGATCGGCCACACTTCTAACTCAAACGGGTTAGGTGCCGCTGCGGGCGTCGTGTTCACCTGGGACAAGTCGGCCTCATATCGGGGCCAGAACTGCAATCGCTTCCACGGGCCGTGCTTTGAAAGCGGCGGCGCGGGTTCTGGCGCTGACCGCATCCCGATCTGGTTTGATGGCGCGGGTAGCCACAACGTCTTCCGAGACATCCGCAACGAAGGAAACTTCGGCGTGATGGCGGTTTGCGATGGGGCGGGGGCATCATCCCGGGCGGCGGGCAATGAGTTTAATATGCTCTATGGCGAGAGCATTGGGCTTCAACTGGCCATTCAGCAAGTCGGAGGCGCGAGCGGAAACATTGTCACAGGCCCGCGTTCTCACCAGTCGCACTGGCACAGCAGCGACATGGGCAAGCTAATCTATACTAACGGTGACACTAAGGCGGCGCTACGCGGGAAAGAGTTCTTCTTCGGGGTCGCAGGCACGTTTATTGCCAGCACCCCTAGCAGGGTTGATCCTGTCGGCGGCGGCGCAAGCATTATGACGCACCGGACAGCCGTCATGCTGGACGCGGGAGGTTACGCTCGCATCGGCGTTGCAATAGATACCTCAGTTCTAAAGGATTTTTTGTGCTGTTATTCTACAGTCACAGGGACTTCGGGACGCCCATATTTTGTTGCGCTTGACGCAAACGGCGCAATACTGGCTGGAACAGCTACCGAAACTGCGACAAACCCCATAACTGGCGCAACTTTTAGTAACGAAAGCTATGTAAAAGCTGTAGCGCCAACAACTGCGGCAACCAAACTAGTAACAAGCGGAAACGGGTTCAGTACGTCTGCCGATGTTGCCTCGACGCGCGCATTGTTTGTTACCGTGCGGCCCGAAGTAAAAACTTTGTTGTTTATGGTAATGGGTGGTTCGGCCAAAGTCGGCGTCCATTCCATGAGTGTTACCAGTTTTGGTTTTAGCGATCTGGTTGGCTCTGCATACCCGACGCTGGACGGCCTTTCCGCTTTGCGCGTCTTCAACCCGCTCGATGACGGGTATGACGATATGCGGGCTATCGCGAACCCGGCTACGACTGGCATCCACGGTTATTACCGCTTGGGTGATATTGTTCGGAACGCCGTTGTGGTTGCGGGTCAACCAACTGGATGGCAATGCACGACAACGGGGTTCCTCGCCCCGGCGTGGGCTATCAGCACGGCATACGATCCTGTTGGCCGGTTGGTGACGAATGACGGCGGCAAGATTTACGAGCTTGTGACGGCAGGCACGTCAGCGGGCGCAACCGGCCCGACCGGCACGGGATCGGCCATCGCGGACGGCACCTGCGTTTGGAATTACATCGGCGTGAAGGCGACCTTTGCTGCGCTGGCGAACCTGTGATGATCCTCGAACCTGGCCACCTCATTACCAATATAGCGCCTGCCACCGCTGCCAACCCGCCGAAAGCCAACCGCATGACAAACGCAGACGATCTCAAAAACCCTGTTCCCGAATCAATTATCATAAAAAAACTCACAAAACCTCCATATAAAGGTGAGTCGGGCGTCTGGCTCACCGAGGCTCTCTTCTACCAAAAGACCGTTGACCGACCTAAGAACCGGCTTATCTGCGAACCCGTCTTTGACCTCTACGATACACGACCCGGTCTAATCAATTGCCGGACCACCTTTGTCAACCTCAAAGACCCAACGGGTCGCAAGTGGGCAATGACGTATCTTGGCGACTGGAACCACTGGCTACGTCTCATGCGATGTGCCTGGTTCCGGGAAGCCTTCGAGGTCTGGATATCAGAACTTAATCTCCAATTGAAATCAGAGGCCATCGCCAAGGCCCTCGAGATCATGAACGGTGAGAATGGTGCTCAAGCTCTTGCTGCTGCTAAGTTCATTGCGACTGCAGAATACGACAAGAGCGTCCGAGGTCGACCGTCTAAACAAGAGCTCGAAGGCCAACTTAAAAAGGCAGCTGAGGCGCTTACCGTGGAAGATGAGGACCTAGCCCGCATTGGATTGAAAGTAATTGCAGGAGGTAAAGCCTGATGGCCACAGAAGCCCGCCGAAGGGCGCAAGCTAAGTACAACTCAAAGCCGGAACAAGTCAAACGTCGAATGGCCCGCAACAGGGCCCGGGCGGAAATGATTCGCTCCGGCAAAGCGCGTAAGGGTGACGGCAAAGATGTCGGACACGCCAACGGTAACCCCCTAGACAATAGGAAAGGGAACCTGCGAATGGAGTCTAAAAAAGCCAACCGCTCGTACCCGCGAAAGAAGAATGGCTCAAAGCGAAACCCAAAGGACTAAGACAGAACTAATCAAGGAGGCCGCCCTCGCGGACCTTGAGACGTTCATCCGCCTGATCGCCCCTAAGCAGGTCTTGGGGGCGGTCCACGTTGAACTCTGCTCCTGGTGGACACGGCAAGAGGCTAAGACCCACCAGCTTCTCCTGTTGCCTCGAGACCACGGTAAGTCCCGTATGATCGCTTTCCGGGTGGCCTGGGAGATTACTCGACGTCCCGACATCAGGATTCTTTATGTCTCCGCTACTTCGCATCTCGCGGAGAAGCAGCTTAAGTTTATCAAGGACATTCTGACCAGCGATATTTATCGTCGCTATTGGCCGGAGATGGTCAACGAAGAAGAAGGTAAGCGCGAAAGGTGGACGAACACCGAGATTGCAATCGACCACCCGAAACGGAAGGAAGAGGGTATCCGGGATGCGACTGTCTTTACCGGCGGCCTGACAACCTCCCTGACCGGTCTTCACTGCGATGTGGCGGTAATGGACGACGTGGTTGTCTACGAGAATGCCTACACCGATGAGGGACGAAACAGGGTTCAGAGCCAGTACTCCCTCCTAGCGTCCATCCAAGGCGGTGACGCCTCTGTATGGGCCTGCGGGACTCGGTACCACCCGAAAGACCTCTACTCCGAGCTCATCGACATGCACGAAGACGTGTATGACGAAAACAATGAAGTTGTAGACAAAGAACCTGTCTACGAGGTCTTTGAACGGGCAGTTGAGAATATCGGTGACGGTACTGGTGAATTCCTCTGGCCAATCCAGATTCGCTCCGACGGTAAGAAGTTTGGCTTTGACCAAAAGATTCTAGCCCGTAAGCGTGCCCAGTATCTCGACAGGACACAGTTCCGAGCCCAGTACTACAACGACCCTAACGATCCCGGAGACATGCGGATTGACCGTGGCAAGTTCCAGTATTACGACAAGAAGCACATGGTGAACCAGAACGGTTCCTGGTGGTATCGCGACCGTAAGCTGAATGTCTTTGCCGCTGTCGACTTTGCCTACTCAGAATCCGCTAGGGCCGACTACACGGCTATTGTTGTCATCGGGATCGACCGGGACGGTTACATTTATGTTCTAGATATCGACAGGTTCAAGACTGATAAAATCAGCGAGTACTTTAAACACATCCTCGATTTGCACATCAAATGGGATTTCCGTAAGCTGTCCGCAGAAATTACAGCGGCTCAGAGAGCTATTGTCTCCCAGCTCAAGGATCACATTCGATCATATGGTATGCACCTCAGCGTTGTGGACCACAAGCCGACCCGCCACCAGGGCTCTAAAGAAGAGCGACTTGCGGCGATTCTTGAGCCAAGATACGATAACGATACCGTCTGGCACTACAAAGGCGGTAACTGCCAAGTCCTCGAAGATGAACTGATCTTGTCTCACCCGCCTCATGACGACGTCATGGATGCCCTAGCCTCGGCTATTGAGATCGCAGTACCTCCTGTCGGTATGCAGGGTCGAGGTTCTAATGGGCCTACCACCAACATTATTTACGGTCGCTTTGGCGGCGTATCAGGGAGAGTCATGTAATGGCTACCGGAACTAGAAGTCTTGACATCTGGGATATCTTGAAGCCAGACCGTCTTGCCGAGCACATCAGCAATAAGTTTGTTGAGTGGGAATCGATGCGGAACCAATGGCTCGAGCAAAAGGCCGAGATTCGCGAGTATATCTTTGCGACAGATACTTCAGGCACTTCTAACGAAGCCCTCCCGTGGAAGAACTCGGTTCACATCCCTAAGCTATGTCAAATTCGGGACAACCTGAACGCCAACTATATGGCGGCTCTGTTTCCTAATGACCGGCCTATTAAATGGGAAGGTGATGACGAGTCCTCGGAGGCCAAGACCAAGCGAGAGGTCATTGAGGCCTATATGGCTAATAAGATGCGTATGGGTGGCTATCGCGGCACCGTACAGCAACTAGTCAATGACTACATCGATTACGGCAACGTCTTCTGTATGACGGAGTTTATTGCCGAGGAATTCGAAGACTCCGTGACCGGTGAGAAACATTCCGGCTTCGTGGGCCCCCGTCTCGTGCGTATCTCCCCGAACGACATTGTCTTCAATCCGACTGCATCTTCGTTCGCTGAGTCCCCTAAGATTATTCGAGAGCTTCGCTCAATGGGCTCCTTGAAGGCGGATATGCAAGATCACCCCGAGAATGGATATCTCGAGGAGATTTTCGATAGGGTTATGGCTAATCGTCATCAGTTTTCTGGCCTGAGTCAAGGCGACTTCAAGAAGGCCGATGGCTTCCAGATCGATGGTTTTGGATCGTTCCTACAGTACTTCCAATCGGAGTATGTAGAACTGCTCCACTTCTACGGGGATATCTATGATGTTGACACGCAGGAGTTTCAAAAGAATCGTGTCATCACCGTTGTTGATCGCTGCTACATTATTCGTAATGAGCCCTGTTCTACTTGGACGGGACGCCCGAACATCTTCCATTGTGGTTGGCGTCTGCGCCCTGATAACCTCTACGCTATGGGCCCTCTCGATAATCTGGTTGGCATGCAATACCGCATCGACCACCTCGAGAATGCCAAGTCAGACGCCTTTGACCTGATTATCCACCCCGTCATGAAGGTGAAAGGGTACGTCGAGGACTTCGAATATGGTCCTGGTGAACGTATTTACTGCGGTGACGAAGGTGACGTAGAGTTCCAAAGTCCTGACACCACCATGCTTAATGCGGATACGCAGATCGCTATCTATGAAGCTAAGATGGAGGAGATGGCTGGTGCTCCTAAACAGGCTATGGGTTTCAGGACTCCTGGTGAAAAGACTGCCTACGAGGTCCAGGTTCTCGAGAACGGCGCTAACCGGGTCTTCCTGAACAAGAGCGCGTATTTTGAGGAGACCTTCCTCGAACCCGCCCTTAACTCGATGTTGGAGACCGCTCGCCGCAACATGGGTCCGTCCGACCTCATCAAGGTTATGGATGACCAGTTCGGCGCTGCGGAGTTCATGAAGATTACCAAAGACGACATTGCCGCTAAAGGCAAGCTTCGTCCTATTGGTGCTCGTCGATTCGCCCGTAATGCCAATATTCTTCAAAACCTGACGCAACTGGCTACCTCTCCGCTGGGTCAAGACCCTGCAGTTAATGCCCACGTTTCTGGTATTGGTATGGCCAAACTCATTGAAGAGCTGTTGGACCTTGAGCGTTTTGACCTAGTCAGTGACAATGTCCGTATCTCTGAGATGCTGGAAACCGAGAAACTCAAGCAATCTGCACAACAAATCGTAGCCGAACAAGGAATGCCGACCAATGCAAACCCGATGGTACCAGCACCGACCCCAGTCTGAACAAGCAGAAATTAAAAATATAGTAGTTAATTCACAAAAACTACTTGACATTCTGAAAGAAATATGTTACAATACTATTCAGAATGGGGTAAAGACTCAAGAAGCCGACTACGATTGTCCTTCTTGGGCCTTCAAGCAAGCTGACCAGAACGGTTACTTGCGTGCTTACAACGAGATACTCCAACTAGCTAATCTTGACAAAAGGTAGAACATACTTCCATGACCGATGGATTCATTGCCCCCGCGACTGAGCCCGTAGCGACCCCTACGCCGGATCAAGTCATTCAAGAACGTCTGGCCAACAAAGACGCCTTCATCAATCAACTGCAGGAAGAACTCGCCGGTGTGCGAGACGCCCTTGCGGCCAAGGATGTCGAAGTCGAGGCCCAACGTCTACTGCGGGAGGCCCGCGAAGCCGCCAACCCTGCCCCAGCCCGAGAAGCCACACCAGCGTCTAGGGAACCGGCTAAACCTCTTGATGAGGACCAACTGGTTGAGCGTGTTATCAAAGCGCAAGAGCAACGTGTCGCCGCTGAGCGTTCACAAGCGAATGCAAAAGCTGTTGGTGAACGTCTTGTCGAACTTTATGGTTCGCCGGATGCAGCCAACAAACTGGTCGCAGATCGTGCTGCGGAACTCGGCGTCTCTATTGCGTATCTGCAAGAGACGGCTGCCAAGAGCCCCAATGCTTTCTACGAACTGATGAAGCTCGAAACTGCGCCGAAGCAAAGCCCGGCCCCTCGCGGGGACATTAATCCGGTCGCGCTTCAAACTCACGCACCGGGTGTAAAGGAAGGGACTGCCGCCTATTATGAAAAGCTTCGGCTTGAAATCGGTGACACCAACTTCTATAAGCCTAAAATTCAACAGGCACGCTTTAAGGACGCACAGCGTCTAGGCGACGCCTTCTATACTTAGGAATAAGATTTAATGGCTGGTATGACTACCGCTAATTCGGACGCCCTGATTCGGTCCGAAATCTGGTCTGGCGATCTCAAGAGGATTCTTGAAGATCAGCTGATGGCCACTAAATACGTCGACTGGCTGAGCGGGTTCCCTGATGGTACCACGTTCACCATCCCGTCGATCGGCACCCTCGATGTAAATAACTACACCGAAGACACCGCCATCCAATACAGTGCGATGGACACCGGTGAATTCCAGTTCTCGATCACCGATTACATCAGCTCGGCCACCTACATCACCCAGAAGGACCGCCAAGACGCGTTCTACGCGGCGAAGCTGGAAGCCTCATTTGTCCCTGCTATGGCTCGCGCCATCCAAGAGCGTGTCGAAGTTGACATCCTCAAGCAAGGTCAACCTGGCACCGCTAACGGTCAGACTGTGGCTAACCTGAACTCGATCAACGGCGCTGCTCACCGATTCGTTGGTAGCACGACCTCGAACTCGAAGCAGATTATTGGTGTTGCCGACTTTGCCCGCGCCCTGCACTCGCTGAAGAAGGCGAACGTGCCGGACCAAAACCTGATCGCCATTGTTGACCCCTCGGTTGAGTACGTCCTGAATACCTTGACGAACCTGACCAACGTGTCCAACAACCCGCGCTGGGAAGGCATCATCGAGTCTGGCCTGGGTTCGGGTATGCGCTTTGTCCGTAACGTGTACGGCTTCGACGTCTACACCTCGAACCGACTGGCCCTCTCGGGTACCAACCAATCTGGTGCCTCGGAAACCATCGATTCGGTAGCCTCGACCGGCGCTTCGGTCTGTAACCTGTTCTTCTCCGCTACGCAGGACATCCTGCCGTGGATGGGTGCATGGCGTCAGATGCCGAAGGTTGACGGCGAGTTCAATAAGGACTTCCAGCGTGAAGAGTATGTTACGACTGCTCGCTACGGCCTGAAGACCTACCGTCGTGAAAACCTGGTTACGGTTCTTTCTGATCCGTCGATCGTCGCCTAATAGAAAGGATTAATAACCATGTCTGCTCCTTGGACTAACCCGGACGGCCTTCAAGTCAAGTTCCCCAACTACTACCGTGAACCTGGCAACTTCGTCAATGTTCCTCGCGCCCTCCCGTCGAAAGGTGGTCTCATTAAAGAGATCGTCATCGATTACGATCTGGCCGAACTCGGTGCCAATGGTGTTTCTTACACCTCGGACCTGAACAACGACGGCACCCGTGATGGCTTTAATACCGGTGACTGCTATCTGCCTGCCAATTCCTCGGTTCTTCGAGTCGTTGTTGTAGCTAGTGTTGCCGCCGCTGGCGGTACCTCAATCACCCTCGGCACGTTCGGTCTCACCGGTTCGGCTATCGATGCCGACGGCCTGATTACGGCTACCGAAGGTGTTGTTGCCAATCTGAATACGGTTGGTGGTCGCACTTATGGTAATGGTGCGTACGTTGCTACATCGGCTGATACCCCGGGTATTGGTACGGCTGACGGGTACTTGGCCCTGACTGCTGACGGCACCTTTACTGCCGGTAAGGGTCGTATTCTCATTGAATACATCGACCCCCTCGGCGACCTGTAATCAGTAAGGTTTGACATCAAGGGGGCTGCTGGAAGGTGGCCCCCTTTTTGTTACACGCCATGGAAATTGCACAGGAAATCACCCACTACGAGACCAACCCTGCGATTATGTACAAATTAGGGCATATCGAGGCACAGCTCGCCGCAATTAACGCTAAACTCGATGTGAAGGAGGCTGCACAAGACGCAGAAATTGCCGCACTTCGTAAAGACGTTTCCCAGCTTAAAGATTGGCGTATGCTCCAACTCGGTGCCGCAGGGGCCATCTCTTTTATCATTGGCATCCTAACTAAGGTGGTCACATGGCCAAGCTAGTCCTAACCGATATTGCCAGTCTTCAGGCCGAAAGCACTGCGATCCAATCGATGAACGCGAACTCGGCGGCCATTGAAACGGCCTTCGAAAATACGCTGAGTCGGGACGGCACGACCCCCAATACCATGTCCGTTCCGTTGGACATGAACAGTAACCGCGTAATTAATCTCGCCGCACCTGTAAGCGGCTCCGATGCCGCACGTCTCACTGATGTTGCGGATGCTCTGTCTGTTGATGCGACGTTGGTTCCTTCGATGACTGGCAACTCCGGTAAGATCATGTCGAATGACGGCTCGATCTTGAACTGGAAGACGCCTGCTCAAATCTCCGGTCTCGGCGATCTTCTGTCTACCAATAACCTTTCTGACCTAGCTTCCGCCGCAACGGCCCGGACGAACCTCGGCTTGGGCACTGCCGCTGTTGTCGCTACAGGTACCTCCGGAGCCACTCTTGGTCTCCTGAATGGTAACCTGACGTTCTCGGGCACCGTAGCGAATACAGGTCTTGTTTCCATGTCGGCCGGTGCCACCCTTAGCGGTACCGTGGACTACCGTCTAACGGCTACACCCACAACCCTCAACTCAGACAGTATTGGTTATCGAGGAGCCCCCCTCAACACCAAGGATGTGGATTACACCCTAGTCCTTTCAGACTCCGGCAAAACGGTCCTACACACCTCAGCCTCTGCTCACGTCTGGACCATCCCGCCGAACTCGTCGGTGGCCTACCCCACTGGAACTGTAATCGTCGTTGCTAATATCGGTTCTGGTCCCGTTGCCATTAACCGTGGCTCGGGCGTAGCTCTTCGCCAGGGTGGTAGCGCAACCGATGGTAACGTAGCCTTGGCCCAGCACGGCATCGCTTCTCTGTTGAAGCTCGACACTAACAGCTGGTACATTTCTGGAACCGGTGTGTCCTAATGAGCGGCGCTGTTGTGGTCCTCAGCACCGGTAAACCTACTTTCGCAGTCTCCGTCGCGCAAACCAATCTTGGTGCGACTCGATTTGGTGTCGGCACTGCTGTAACACTGCAAACAGCTATCGCTACTGTTGTAGGTGGTGTAGCCCCGTATACCTATGCCTGGACTCTAGTTTCTGGGGATACCGAGATCGGGCCTATCGATGGTACTTCAAGCGCCACTAAATTCTCAGCATTTTTTGCGAGTACCGGCAGCTACTCGTCTGTGTACAAATGTGTCGTAACAGATGCTACCGCCGCGACGGTTGATTCAAATAATATTAATATAGACATGGAAAGTAACTGATGTCACGTAAAACACTACTAGACATGACTCAGAACATTCTCAACGCTATGGATAGCGATGAGGTTGATTCCATTGGCGATACTGTTGAGTCACTTCAGGTGGCTGAAGTCATCCGTGAAACCTACGAATACATTACGGTAGGTCTCGACATCCCAGGTCGAGCTGGTATTATCAAACTTGATGCTAGTGGCGATGTCGACCTCCCGAACCACATGACCGTCCCTTCAAATGTAGAACGCATCGAATGGATTAGGTACAACGGCGAGCCTATCGAATACAAGGACCCGCTGGCGTTTGTCATCCATGTGTCGGGTCGTGGTACTGGAACCGAGATTACTACGATTGCCAATCTCGCAATCTACAATGATCGTGACCCTACTTGCTACACCAGCTTCGATGATGACACCATTGTCTTCGATGCCTACAACTTAGAAACCGAATCCACCCTCCAACAAAGTAAGACGCTTTGCTGGGGCCAACGCTCCCTCGCCTTCTTGATGGAAGATACCTTCGTCCCCCTGCTGCCTCTTGACATGTTCCCGAGGCTGCTGGCGGAGGCAAAGGCTGCTTGCTTTGTCAACTTTAAGCAGGTGTCTAACTCCAATGAAGAGCGCCGGGCCCGGAACCAAAAGGTTGTCAATATGAATAGTCGTTTCAAGGCTGGCACTATTAGACCGATTGATAGGCTCCCGGATTATGGGCGTAAGAGATGATTTACTTAGAGCCGGAGTTCACCCAAAAGCTCTCCGCTGCATTTCGGAACACGCAGTATACGTTTCAAGTGGTCGACAAGAGTACCGGATACTTCAATCTGGTCCGACCTTCTCAATCAAACGATGGCCAAGGGGACCTCTTCCCCGAAACCTTAACGGCTCCTTCACCTCTTTCCGAATGTGTGAGGACCGTCTCGTCAATTTCCTAAAATCTAAGGACAAGTGGGGCAAAGCCATCTACCCCGGCAAGGAGTCTCATGGCAAGAGCTAAAGTCAATCGCCTATACAGGACGTTCGTTAAGGGCCTAATCACTGAGGCCAGCCCTTTGACGTATCCTGCTGATGCCTCCATCGACGAGGACAACTGCGAGATTTTCCGAAAGGGTAATCGTAGTCGTCGTCTAGGTATGGATTTTGAAGACTCCTATGCGCTGAGCGTATATGCTTCATCTGGAACCGATAGCACCCGCACCTATCGCTGGGAGTCGGTTAATAACGATAGCGCGGTAAACTTTCTCGTGCATCGAATCGGGACGTCGATCTACTTCTACGACCTGAGCCTCAGCCCGCTTTCCAGTGGGCTAAAGTCGTTTTCAATCGACCTTAATCTTTTTGCGGCTCCGAACCAGACCGATTTGAATGTCGGTGAGGTTTCTATGTCGGGCGGTAAGGGCTATCTATTTGTCGTCGGCGAGAAGCTTGAACCCTTCCTGGTCGAATATGACCCGGGTACCGACACCATCACCACGCAGCGTATTTACGTTCAGATGCGTGACTTCCAAGGTGTCAACGACGGGCTGGCCAACGACGAAGAACCCTCGACGCTAACAGACCTGCACAAATACAACCTTATGAACCAGGGCTGGCTTGACCCTCGTAATGCTGGTAGCGGCGGTACTGTAAACTATTTCGACCAGTTTGGCGGTATTGAAACCTATGCTGGCCCCACCACTGGCGTCATCACTGCGTATCACACGGAGTGGGGTAAATATCCACCAAACAATAAACAATGGTGGGTTGCTAAGGATGCCACTACTGGCGCTTTTACGCCTGACATTTTGGGTACGTTTTTCAACGGGACAACGCGGGCTCCTCGTGGTCACTTTATTCTAGATGCTTTCTACAAAGACCGCACTGCAGCCTCCGGTGTCCCCGACATTCCTGTTGAAGCTGTTGCCGATCGACCTCCGACAGTAGCCTTTGCTGCGGGCCGCGTTTGGTACGCCTGTAACTCGACCGTCTACTTCAGCCAGGTTCTGGATAACAAGGCCAAAGCCGGGTTCTGTTATCAAGAGGCTGACCCTACTTCAGAGGACATCAGTGACCTGATCGACTCTGATGGCGGTGTCATTCCGATCCCTGAGATGGCCAAAGCTGTCAAGATTCTACCTTTCAGCTCCGGCCTTGTTGTCTTTGGGACCAACGGTATCTGGTACATCGGCGGTACCCAAGCGGGCCTGACGGCTACGGATATATCTGTCTCCAAGGTCAACCCTATTGGCACCGACAGCCCGGATAGCATCGTGGAAGCCGAGGGTCAAATCTTCTGGTGGTCCCGCGTGGGCATCATGGGTATGTCCCAGAAGTCTGGCCAGTTCGGGCCCGTTGAAGGCGTCTTTGATCGCACGAACACCACCGAGCAAACCATCCAATCCTTCTATGTCCACGACATCCCTGAGGCCTCTAAGCCATATGCCAAGGGCGTCTATGACCCGGCAACCAACAGGGTCCAGTGGATATTTAAGTCCGGCACGACCCCCAGCCCGTACATGTATGATCGGGTCCTTAATCTTGACCTGTCTCTCGGGGCCTTCTTCCCGTGGACCGTTGAAACTGCTGGGCCTTATATCAGCGATATCTTTATTACTGCCAGCCTTAATACTTTGACCGACCAAGAGAACATTCGTAGTTCGTTCATCAAGTATCTCTGTGCCGTACCCATCGGCGGTAGTATGTACAAATATACCTTCGGGTACTTCAAGAGTTCCGAGTTCGCCGACTGGTATACCTACGACGGTGTTGGCACAGCTTACATGAGCTTTGTCGAAACCGGCTACGAGTTGCTGGAAGACGCCATGCGTAAGAAGCAGACACCCTATGTCTTCTGCTACTTCCGGCGCACCGAAGAGAACTACGTTGACAATGGTGATGATTATACTGTTGACAAGCCCTCCTCTTGCTACTTCCAGGTTAAGTGGGATTGGGCCAGCTCTTCTAACTCTAATAAATGGTCCAGCAAGATTCAGGTCTACCGGCATCGTCGGACGCCTCAATTCTCTGAGGATGACCTAACCTTTGATACCGGCTTCCCTATTGTCATCTCCAAGAACAAGGTGCGTGGCAATGGTAGGGCGATTCAATTCAGATTTGAAAGTGATGAAATTGGACACGACTTTGATCTTCTCGGATGGGCAGTCCCCGTCGAAGGCAACACTGAATCCTAGGCAAGCGGTTCTCGCAGACCTTGAAACTGTCGTTGCCCTGTGCCGAGAGTTCCATTCAATCTCACTTTGGTCTTCCATCCCCTTCGACGAGGATCACGTCACCAAGCTGGCAGCCAATACGATTGCTACCGGGGGCGTCTTCCTTGTCGACGGAGGTCTTATAGCTGGTCTCGTTACCGGCACTGTTTTCGCCCCTGATGTCTTGATGGCCGCTGAGATAATTTGGTATGCACCAAATGGTGGCGGGCAAGAACTTCGGACTGCTTTTGAAGCCTGGGCCGTCTCTCAAGGGGCTACGGTTTCCCAATTGACGCATCCGGTGAACGAGAACCTTAAGGACTTTACGGCTCGAATGGTCGACCGTTCTTACCACCCCTTTGAACTTTCTTTTGTAAAGGCCATCTAAATGCCTGCACTTACTCTTGCTGTCGCAACAGCCGGTGTTGCTATTGGTGCAGCCGGAACCGCCGAAAACCTTAAACAAGGTCGAAGGGCGGCCTCTGCACAACGCGAAGCTGCGGCCTTGCAGCAGAAACAGGCTGACCTTCAAAATGCCCGCCAGAAACGTGACGCCATTCGCGAGGCGCGTCTTGCCTACGGGCGTGTAACGAATGCGGCCGCTAATCAAGGCGTCTCTAGCTCCTCCGGCTCGCAAGGCGGTCTGAGTTCTATTTCTTCGCAACTGTCAGACAACATCAGCTTCCTCGATCAATACGGCTTCTTCTCCGATCAGGCTTCACGAGCTCTGGGTCGGGCCAATCAAGCAACAGCTCGAGCCAACGCTGCTGGTTCTATTGCCAACCTTGGTTTCCAAGTTGCCGGTAATGCAGGCGGAATCGTCAATACGTTTAGGCCCGGAGGTTAATACATGAATCTTTTTGAAGAGCCTACCGTTGATCCGTTCTCGCAGGTTGGCCCACAAGCCGAGGCTCAGCGCGCCATGGAAACCGAAGCGGCCCGCCGAACGGCGCAACTGGCCGCCCTTGCTGCTCGTCCTAATGTTGAGGAAGGTGGTTCTGTTATCCGCTCCCTCCAAGAACGGGCTGCAGGCTACCAGCAATCAATGGAGATCATTGGCGACTCTGCTATTAGAAATCAGATTGCCGCTGAACGCAACGAAGAGCGCGCTCAAGCCCTAGAGGGTCTTCTGCGCCAGAACATCCTGCCCGAAGGCACGGAGGAGATGCGTCAAGGGGCTGTTATCGCCTACAACAACGTGGTGAATCTGAAGGCTGAGGATGAGGCTAACTACGCCCTAGAACAGCAAGCAGTGCGCCGCATTCAAGACTTGGCCGCCAGTGGTGACATCACCCAGGCGCGCATCATGCTGCTCAATCTGGAACGTGGTAGCGCGCTCGATGTTATCGCAGACCACCAGGCGAAACAGCAGATTCTTCAAGCGGCCCTTGAGCGTCAACGCTTTACCCAACAAGATCAAAGCTGGATGCGTGACGTGGCTGACTTCGCGCTTTCTGTTATCCCTCTCTACTCACCGAGCCGCACCGGTAACGTCGATGTAGCCGATTCTGTTAAGAACTGGTTTGACGGCTTCTTCTCCGGGGGTCGCTATCGTCGCGAGGCTGAGGCTCTGTGGGACATGGATGCCGGGGAGCTGGCTGAGTTCGTTAATGGAGACTTCCTGAAGAATCTCCACGAGAACGCCTCACTGTTGGGTTATACTAACAACACCGAGCAACTCGAGCTGATGTCAGGTCTTATTGATCGTACACCTAGCGCCTTTGAAACTAACGCTTGGTCTGCTGTTGATATTGCTGGCTTTGTCCCGTGGACCAAGGCTGCCCGTCTGGGTGGTGGTCTCACAAGTACTCTGGTCCGTTCCGGTGCCCGTCGTGAGGCAACCGAGGTTGTCGTCGATGCGGCTCGTGCTGTTATCAATGAGGCCCCCGAGGCTGCCCAGCGTTCGGGTATGAGCGTCGATAACCTCACCAACAACCTACAGGTCTCTGCTGTGGCTCCCGAGGGCACCTTTACTCGGGTCCCGTTGGCTGTTGATGCTGCTACTGGGCTCCGTCGCGGTGACGCACTTCTGGCTGAATACTCTGACCTTGAGCGTTCTGCTCGTCTGACCCAAGGTGAACTAGACTCGGCGGTGAAAACTTTGACCGAACGGTATACGCGCTTGTTCGGCCGTGATGTTAAAGATGTTAATGTCGTTAACATCGAGAGAGCCGGTGGGCGCTCCATTAACCGTGTTGAGTTCACCCTTGGCCGTAAGGACGGCGGTGGTTTTGTCAGCGAAGCTCAAGCCAACCGTTATGGGGGTAGTGTCTCGCTCGAAGGACAGGCCATCCAAGACGAGTCGGGCCAGTGGTTCTATCGGACGTCGCAGGACATCCCTGAAACCGGCTTCTTCTCACAAGCTGTTGAAGTCCTTCGTTCGGGACCGGCACGACACATTCTCGGTTCCCGTAATGTGGGCGACAGGGCTCTGGCCGATGCTGCACAACAAGCGGGTAACGCTCGTAGTCGTCTTTTGAAGACTCTTGTAGAACCATATAGCGAAACCTTTCAGGCTCTTCGTGGTGACGAACGCGCCGCACTTGCTCAGGTCATGCAGGCCGGAGACATCATGGGCCGCTGGTTCAACGAAGCAGAACTCGGAGCTTTGTGGCAGCGTGCTTACAAGCGTCCGCCTTCAACTAGGGAACTAGATGCATATAGGGCGGCAGCTGACATTAACGATATGGAATTTGCGCTCCGCAACGACGATCTCTACATTACGAAGTCCGGTAAGGGTTACAAGACTGTAAGCTTTGACACCGGGCGTGGGAATCTCGACCAAGTGAACGCCATCGTGGATCGTGAACTGCGCGATGCACCTCCGGCTGCCCGGGTCTTTGACGTGTCGGCTGGTCGTCACTATGCTGACGAGCTAGGTTTGACCGCAAAGCAATGGAATCGCATGCGGGGTCAAGGTTACCAGCTAGTCACCGTTGAGGTCCCACTCAAGATGGCTGACGGCACCACTGTTAAACACTTCCTCGTGAAGGGTAAGGACATGGTTGTCGAGAACCTTCGCCGCGACCAGATTGCCTATCGTCCAGGCGGTCACCGTATGTACGAGGGTAAATACTTCGTTAAGCAAACCGTCTGGGGCCGCCAAGCTGATAACGGCAAGGAGTTCCTAGAGAATCCGAACACCTACATCGTAGCCAAGACTAAAGCCGAGGCAAACTTCTGGGCGTCTCGCATGGAGGCTGCGCGTCTCGCACATCTCAATGGCGAGGGTTTGGATGTCATTGACGAAATCTTTGGCGGTCATGCAGGCTTCCCAACGGCAAAAGACTTCGTTCGGATGCTGGATGATCCGGCAGGCGCTTACCAAAAGAACACACCTTTTGGTGTCTATTTTGACCGTCAGATGCCTTCTGAATACGCCAACATCGAAAACAATCTGCAGTTCGTAGACCCGGAAGACACCGGCTTGAATGGCTTCTTGCGTCAGACCGGTCGTATGTATACGGGTCGTAAGGGTGAAATTCTGCCCGACTTCCAGGGTCAGACGGCTACTCTCCTCGACCCCTACCGCACCATCAACACCAGTTTGATGAACATCGCCTCTCTGTCCTCTTTCGGGGACTACAAGATCAAGTCTATCGAGCGGTGGATGAAGCAGTTCGGCCCCTATCTTGACAAAGAAGGTTTGCCGAAAGACTGGTCTGATGTTCGTCAGTTCTTGGATGCACCCTTCAAAACGGGTAACGACCAACTGGCGCGTATCCGTAACCAGGGTATTGCCCAGCGTCAGATCATCATGAGGACTCTCGGTTGGAAGACTGAGGCTGACCTTGCTGCAGATCAGTTCACGCGTCAGTTTAGTGAGTGGGTCGCAGGCGATGCGATTGATGGGGTGGTCCCCTCGGCCCGTCGTTTCCTGTCTGGTGTTGACTGGATGGCGGACACGGACCCGATTGGGGCTCTTAAGAGCTTCGCTTTCGACCTCAAGATGGGTATGTTTAACATTGCCCAACTTCCGCTGCAGCTCGGTACCGCCGTGGCTGCTACAACCATGTCTCCCAAACTGGGTATGCAAGGTTGGTCGATGATTATGCCTATGCGCTTTATTCTTGGCGGCAAGGCTCTGTCAAAGGAGGCCCTTGAAGCTCGTCTTGATGAGATGGTTAAACGTGGCATTCATGACATAGGGGGCTTCTCGTCTTCGGCCGAGTTCAAACTCTTTGCACGGTCTGCTGTTCGTTCTGGGTTCTTTGATCTGAACAGTTCACATTCTCTTATTGACCACATGGGGGCTCATGCCACCCTAGATGGTTTTCAGAGTGGTGTCAAGCGTGCTCGTGAGTCAGGGCGATTCTTCTTCAACGAGGCAGAACGCTGGAACCGTATTGTGGCCTGGCGTATCGCTTGGGGCGAAGTTCAAGCCCAAGGTCTGAAAGCCGGGTCCCCGGAGTTCTCTGCGGCCCTTGCCGGTCGCGCCGAAGAATTTGCCTTTAACATGTCACGGGAGTCCCGCGCTTGGTGGCAGCAAGGTCTTCTTAGTGTCCCTACTCAATTCTGGGCATACAACGCCCGGATGATTGAGGCGATGACTGTAGGTAACTTCACGCTGGCTCAAAAGGCCCGTCTAGTTGCCTTCCAGTCCATTCTCTACGGCACTGCGGGTCTCCCCATCGTGGGGGCTATAAGCGCCTTCGCCAAGGGTAAGGACCCCTCACTTGTCATGGAGGGCGGGGCACTCGAGCTGGATGCCAACCCCATGAACAGCCCATTCGCTACGCTAGACCGGGGTCTTCTGGACCAAGCTATTCTGTCCTTTACTGGTGCCGACGTTCTTGCTGGGGCCCGTTTCGGTACGGGGGGTTGGGTCGTGGACACCGTGAAGAACATCATGGGTATGTCCGCCTACGGTGAAGTCTCTGCTGCTGATATGCTTGGCGGTGCCACTTTCAACATCATGGGTAAGCTCGGGTCCGACGTCATGCGTCCTATCATCGAGTACATGGCTGCTGAGAGTGGTGACCAAGGCATGGTTGTTCGAGGTGAGGCACTAATTCGTCTTGCCTCTAACGTCTCCCTTCTGAGCAATAGTTACAAGGCTTATCTGGTCGCCAACTATGGTGTGCTTCGCTCTGGCTCAGGTGGGACGCAGGTTACTGACCTACCGCCACAGACGGCCTTCGCCACCATGCTCGGTATCAACCCAGCCGAGATGGACCAGGCATCAGCCATCAGTGTCTTTAGACGTAGTCGCTCTGACCGCGTCAAAGAGGCGGCTAAAGTCTTCACTAACTATCGTGTGGACCTGGCTAATCGCCCCGACCAACGTGAAACCATTATGGAAGAGATCAACATTTTCTCCCGTCTACTGCCGCCGGATATCCGTCGTGAAGCTCTGCAACGCGCCAACGGTGATACGGACCCCAGCTTCCACGCTGGTCTTGTCGAATACTATGAAAAGCAACAACTAGAAGCGGATGGCCAGACTGACTGAACAAATCGGCAGCGTTAACTCCGGCAAACCCATCATCGATCCCGGCCCGGCCAACCCCAGTTTTCTGGGGGCCGTGGCTGATGTCGCTGCCAATGCCATTCCGGCGGTAGTGAACTTCGGCCGGGAGCGTGATAGACGTAATGAGCAATCTCGGCAAGATGCTAATGCTGCGGCCATTGACCAGGCTGTTGGTGGCATCTTTAATCTGAGGCGTGAGGACGCAGCACAACAAGCCCTCATCAATGCCCCTGGGCCTGAGTGGATGGGTGCCGTTGATAGTCAAACACCTTTGCCTGAGGGTGTCATGCGTCAGGCTGAGGAGGTTCTCCGTGTCAAGCGCGCTGTAAGTCAAGGTCGCTTGTCTCCGGGAACCCTCGATATGCGTGTCGAGAACTTTGTGTCGTCTATGTTCCAGCAGCATCCCGAGAGCATCTTCGAAATTTCTACGGCTATGAAGGGTCTCGGTATCGACCACTATCTCTTCCGTGAAGAGGCTGGACGCAGGACCATGGAGGATGCTGAATCGGCGGCACAGATTCGCGGTCTTCAGACGCAGTTCCAGGTGGCTGCTGAAGCCGGACTCGTTACCCAGAACATGTCCATCGAGGAAGGCGCACAACGTGGTCGTGAGATCATCGGGCTGAGAGCAGAAGCTGCCGCCGCTCAAGCTCGGTACGAGCGCGCCGTGTCTGACAATACGATCTCTAATGACGATAGGGACAGAGAGACCCGTGCTGCTGCTCAAACCATGGTCAGCACGGTCATCTCTTCTTTCGGACGTCGTGTCGATCCCTACATCGCTAATTTTGAAGCTGCTATTGCTGCCGCTGGCACTAATGCAGAAGATCAGGCTGCTCTGGGTGAGGGTCGTATTGCGATGATGGCGGGTATCTCTGCTGCTCGTCGAGGTGCTATTGTCGACTTGAGTGCCGTAAATGCGCCCGCAGACGCTGTCAAGCAAGTTAATGACTTCTTCGACGCACAAGAGGCCGCTCTAGATCGCCTATTCGACACGTCCTTTGAACAGAATACTACCGCTGCCCGAAGTCTTGCCGCCGGTCTCGGCATCGAGATGGGTAACGCTTTACCTATCTATGGTCGCATCTCTGCTGCCCTCGGACAGGCTCGCGCCAACGCCCTTATCGAAGACATGACTTCTGGTGCTCCGGGCCTCAGTACTGAAATCATTGAGGCGGCTAAGGCGGAAATGTTGAACTTCGACCCGACCTCCGCTCGTGGTACGATGTCGCTGGCCCGTTCTATCGCCTATCTCGAAGGTAAAGAAGGTCTTCAAGACTTTACGCCAGATCAAGCCCCCGGCCTAGTCCGTCAGAATACGCGAGCTCTGGCTGCGGTTCAGGCGGCTGTTCTTGGGGGTGCTGAGTCTCAACTTCCTAGTTGGGAGCAGTCGTTCGGCAACACGCTCGAGGCCACGGCTGAACTCTCTCCGGCGACTGCAACCGGAGAGTCTGTGTGGCGTGCTGCCAGTACCTTTGCCACGGTAGACTCCCGCCGAGTCCTGGCTATGTCCATTCGACAGAACCCAGAGTTCGGCAACGCCCTCGCTATGGCCAGTCGTGCTACGGCAGCTCACGTCATCAACGTGGCTACATCGGTTCCTAGTGATTCTATGTATCGCGTGGAGTATTATCCCGAGACTCGTAACTATCAACCATACCTGCCCCGTGAGGCTTACGATGCTTGGGCAGCAGACCAAACTGCTATCAGCTCTGCTGGTCGTGGTATTGCTGGCGCTCTTGCCGGTGGTATGATTCCGGGAGGAGCAGGTGCTGTTCCTACGTATGAGCAGATGCGAAGTTCAGCCAACATCCCTGAGGACATCCGTCAACGGGTAGGTGCTGCCAACAACGCTATCCAACATCTTATCGCAACCGATCAATACGATGAGAACGTCCGTGGCCTGTCGGCCATTGAACGGGCAAACCTGTACGGTGCCGGTCAGACGCCTGCCTCTATGGCTAATCGCGGGACATCCCCGACGGCTGCCGGTGAGATGCGTCGACTGCGGGATATCGCCACCCAAGGGGCTCAGGAGTTCCTCAGCACTACGCTGGCAACCCCGAGGACACCGGACATCCGTCAAGGTCTTATCCAGTCGGAATCCGGGGGTGACCCAACCGTAGTTAATGATGAAGGTTACGGCGGCCGTATGCAGTTCGGTACTGCTCGACTAGCCGATGCAGCGGCAGAAGGCCTTGTTCCCCCAGGCACTACCGGAGCTCAGTTCGCCCAAATGTCTGAAGAACAACAAGCCCGGGTGGAGGATTGGCACCTAAATGACATCGATCAGAAGGCTCGGGAATTTGGTCTGACTAGATACCACGGTCGAGTTATCGGTGGAGTACCCATCAATGAAAACTCTATTCGTGCTATGGCCCACCTCGGAGGTATTCGTGGGGCCCGTCGCTTCATTGAGTCGGGAGGTGAATATGATCCGGCAGATAGTAACGGTACAAAACTCTCAGACTATGGTCGTCGCTTTGGGGCTAACGGATGACACCAAAACTTAAGGAACTAATTCTGGACGCTAAGGCATGGATGGCCCGTGGCGTCTGGAACCCTGATGAAATCTTTCTTTACCTCAACCGCGACTATCGACACGTCCACTACGCAACCATTAGAAAAGCCATCCATGTGGCTAAATCGGAGATTTATAAATAATGGCTAAAACGCCAGCGTGGCAACGTAAAGAAGGTCAGAATAAATCTGGTGGTCTCAACGACAAAGGTCGTGCCTCCTATAACAGGGCCAACCCAGGGAAACCCGGACTCAAACGACCACAACCGGAGGGCGGTAAGCGTAAGAAGTCTTTCTGTGCCCGTATGCAGGGCATGAAAAAGAAACTTACCAGCGCCAAGACGGCCAACGACCCCAACAGCCGGATCAACAAAAGCCTACGGGCATGGAAATGCTAATGACACAGAATGACCTAGAACTCATTAAAGAACTCCGGCGCGACGAAGGCGTCATCCCACATGCCTATCAAGACAGTCTCGGCTACTGGACCATCGGCGTGGGTCGACTAATTGACAAGCGCAAGGGCGGACGACTGACTGATGAGGAAATTGACTATCTCCTGATGAACGATATCAAGGAGTGCGTCGAGGACCTCGATAAGAATCTGCCCTGGTGGCGATCTCTGTCAGATGTTCGGCGCAGGGTTCTTGTCAACATGCGGTTCAATCTTGGTATGGCGGGGTTGCTTGGGTTTAAGAATACTCTCAAGTTCATCGAAACGGGTGACTATAAGAGGGCCGCTGACAATATGCTTCTGTCCAAATGGGCTAAACAAGTGGGCCAACGGTCGAACCGTCTGGCTGCAATGATGGAGAAGGGCTGATGCCAGAAACAAGACGCCGGATGCGTATTGGCCCAAACGCTCGACGCGGCGGTAACATCGAGGACCGTCGTGGTGAAGACCGTCGATTCCAGGTGCTGGAACGTCAGGATGGCATGTTTGTCACCCCTAGGCAACACGATGAGCGGGTCTATAGGGCTCTCAGGGGCCGTAATCGCAGCGATGGCTCGAGGGTTACCGACTATGGTCAACGTGGCTCTAGGCCTATGTCCCGGGGTCGACAGGGCTCACGTCCGGGTACGACCTCAACAATGGGAAGAAGCTGATGAATCTGCCTTGGACTGACCTAATCAATCAAATCGGTCAAGCCGTACGACAGGTACTCCCGAACCCCGAGGCCCAACGCGACTTTGATCTCAAGATCATGGAACTGGCGGCCAAAGCGGAGGAACAGGAAACGCAACTAGCTCTCGGCCAAATCGAGATCAACAAGATCGAGGCCGGTAGCGCTAACCTCTTCGTGGCTGGCTGGCGTCCTTTCATCGGCTGGACCGGCGGCGTGGCTCTAGGGTATACCTGGATTCTGTCGCCATTGATTAAGGCTATCTTCGGTCTTGACGAACTTCCCGCCCTCGATGCCGACGCTATCTGGCCTATTATTGCGGCCATGTTGGGTCTCGGCACTATGAGGTCATTCGAGAAATCCCGTGGCGTAGCTACGTCCGTCAATGGACGTGTGCTAACACCAAGACGGGCGGCACTCCCAGCGGACCTAGAAGGTCTGGTATAAACAAAAAAAAAAGGCCCACCCGGAGTTTCCTCTAGGTGGGCCTTTTAGTTTATCCCCACTGCTCTGCCATGGCGGCAGCAATTCCTGGGAATGTGGCGGACCGAATCTTCCAGCGGTCCTTGCTGGGTGGCAGGTTGTACCAAGAGGGGAGCGACTTGCCAGACTTGGTAACGTGCCGTGCACCCTTGTCTACGATTTGTGTCGTCTCTAACGGACGGAGATTCTTAAGCCAAAGACAGGTAGTCTTCGTCGCTTCATGTCCAAACATCCAAGGTTGGATAATCTGGTCGGGCTTCCGAATCTTAGAGGAGATAACGGAGACAGGATTCTCAAGACAGATTTTGTCAATGGGGGCCTCAAGAAGTCGCTGTACGAAATCAAGAGCCCTTTGCTGACGGCCATCTGCAATCTTAGCTGCGAAGTGCTTGGCCCCCGATACGGCCAAGTCGGTACACGGGGGATGTGCAATCATGAGGTCCCAGCCCTTGTCAATGATATCAAAGACATCACCTTCGTAGTGAGGGCCGGGAGACTCAGTAGGCAACAGGTCGCAGGAGACCGCCTCGTGGCCCCGGGCAAGGAACGCATCGCGCACCACACCCGAGTACTCACAAGCGATTAGAACTTTCATTACACGATCTCGCAGAAACCTGCGGCACAAGCCAACTCTTGAGTACCCGTCGTGGTATCCTCAAGTTCGAACTCGCTCAGCCTCTCCCACTCAATGCGGGCGGGGCTTTTTTGTACCCAGGCTTCATACTCCTCCTTGTCAATCTCCTGATAGGGAGCCTGCTTGTAGGTATGTTCGCTGTAGGGCAGGAAGGAGACACCCGAGAGGATATCCCAGTTTTTCCAGACCCACGCCTGCACATCCATCCATTCGTCTTCTTTTACGTTGACGGTGATGGAGGGCTTGTGTTCACACCATTCTTCCTGGAGGGTTTTCCAGATTTCGAGATGGTCAACAGCGGTAATGTCAGCGCGAACAGTTGCGCCTTCAGGAGCTCGTTGAGGGAAACTGAAGACCACAGTATCGTGGGGCTTCGTAACATCTGGCTCATTGGGGACTCCCTGATCGATGAGGAACTGGGTCAGCGGGTCTTTAATGTCCCCGCGAACCGTGCGAACATAGTACTCAGACCAGCGAGGGTGAATGCCGCTGGCACTGTCAACAAGTTGTGACACAGTTCCCGAAGGTTTGACACAAGTCGTAGCAGTCGACTGGGGGATGCCTAGAGCCTTGGCCCAGATTTTATTAGTCTCAACTACTAGGTCACGAAGCTCGTTCAAGAGTTTTTTGTCATAGCAGAGAGTCTTGTGGTCAAGGATGCCAGTAAGGGAGACACCCAGCAGCCGCTCTTCCTCGGTGTTGGTTTGCCAGACCTTGCGGAGGTATTTGAAGTTGGTGAGTGTGGACTGTAGCGTCCCTAGAATGGCAGCTGCAATTGCCTTTTCTCGGAGCGACGCGGCGTCATCATCAGAGCGGACGACAATTTCACTAAGGTTGCAAAACTGATAGGGCCGGAGGATGATCTCACTACATGGGTTTGTCCCGAATGCATGTTCTGCTTCACGACGTCCAAACTTGGCAGCTTGTCGCTGGCTAGCGTCTCGGCTAAACATACCTCGTTCACCAGAATGGGAGTCATATAAGGCTTTCCATTCTCCCAAAAAGACACTCGTATCAGGTCGTCCCACGTATGTTGCAGAGTTATTTGCCAACGCTCGCTGGACGTTGTGTTCCCACCAGTTCCCACTTTTTGCTCCACGCATCCTGTCATCATTAACATCCGAAAGAGAGATCATGGCCGAACGACGGACACCGCCGACGACGACGACCTCCCCGATCTTGCACATGATGTCATGACATTCTAGGGTAGAGAGTCTTCGTCCTTTTGCTTTCTTGAAAGTATCGACGACAAAGCGGAAGAGGCTCTCCAGTGGTTCAGGCCCACTTGCCCGACCCCCAAAAGTGCGTAGTCGCTCTCCTGCACGTCGAACTTTTGTTGTGTCCCATCGCGGAACTTGACCAGTATAGAGGAGACCAATAAGCTCTCGGAGGGAGCGGGCCCAGCCTTCTTTGGAGTCTGCGACATGGATTGTAGTTTCCGTTTCTTCGAAATGTTCATTGACAATGGGCAGCTGGTCAACATTACGCTGTTCCACCGAGAAGCCGACCCCCGTCCCACACATGAGAACAAACATGGCCTCATCAAAGGCCCGAGGCGAGTCAACGGGAAGGTAGGCGCAGTTGTACCCGGCCACGTTGTTACGCTCGAGGGCCGGGCCAGCCGTCATGAGGGCCCGCATCGAGGGCATCACCTCAAGATTTAGAATCTTTTCCCGCAGCTTAGCGTTGGTTTCCGCCGGAATGTGTTGACTAAAAAACCCGAGGTAGCGGTCAACTACTTCGGGCCAGGTCTCTCTTCGGTTTTCGTCGTCCCGCCATCGGGCATACCGACTCTTGTAGATGAAAGATTGGTAGTCGGTCATTTCAGTAGACATGCTGTAGCAGCTCTCCATTGTTTACGAGACGCAATCATGCTAATAGCAGAGCGCGAAACATTAAATTGATCGGCTAATGTTTTATGTTTAACACCAGCTTTAGCTTTTAGGTAGATTTCCTGGGCTTGTACGTTTGTCAGCTTAGATTGAAAATTGTTTTCACCACTTTGCCGATTAAACGCCGCCCCACCAATAGCATGCAAGTACTCCCTCTCAAGAGTAAAAGCTTGCTCTTCGGTCAGACGATGTTTGATTATCTTAACCCAATCGTTAGGTAGATATCCCGTACCGACGAGGTTTGTCATCCAAGCTAGATGTTTGGGATGGCCATTACGGTTCCTAGTGACGTCCCAAGCCCGTCCGTAACACCCTTTGCCAACATACATAATGTCTTGTGTGTGTGGGACTACATGAACGTAGACGTAATAGATATTTTCGTCCATTTAGTTCCTATTCATATTCGTCAATGTAGCGCAGCCAGTCTTTCTGGCGCTTGTGTTT